CTAAGTTGGAGGAAGGCCCAGAGCCAGTAAAGGCCAGAACAAAGAAGGGTAAGTTTAAGGCTGACGATCCTTCTACGCCTTCAATTGATGAATCCAAAAAGAAACCAAAGCGCAAAGCCAAATGAGTTTTATCAACACAATTAAGCGGCAAGACTTAGATCTTCTTCGCGGCATTGTTCGCAAGGTTCACTTTGCTTACATAGAGCAAAAGCATGGAAAGTCTTTTGTAACTGACGCAGAGTGCGATAAGCTGATTGAAAGTATTGCGCCTGAGGTAGTTGAAGACATGATCCGATTTGGAGTCGATAAGGGTCTTAGATGATTGATTTTAAGTACAAGCCCGATGGCGATGTACTCAAAACGTTTATGAAGGATGATACCTTCTTTCGTGGCATAAGAGGCCCAGTTGGTTCTGGCAAGTCTGTTGGTTGCTGTGTTGAAGTATTTCGCCGCGCTATTCAGCAGAAGAAAGGCCCAGATGGAATACGCAAAAGCCGCTGGGCTATTATTCGTAATACCAATCCCCAACTTAGAACTACTACTATCAAGACTTGGCTAGACTGGTTTCCGGAAAAAGACTGGGGCAAGTTTACTTGGTCAGTGCCATACACTCACCGCATTCAAAAGGGAGACATAGATCTTGAGGTTCTTTTCTTGGCTCTTGATAGGCCCGAAGACGTTAAGAAACTTCTTTCTTTGGAACTTACAGGGATTTGGATCAACGAAGCTAGAGAGATTCCTAAGAGTATTATTGATGCCTGTACGATGCGTGTTGGCCGCTTTCCTTCTATGCGTGATGGTGGGCCTTCTTGGACTGGCGTTATTGCCGATACCAACGCCCCTGAAGAAGATCATTGGTGGCCCATTATGTCTGGCGAAGTTCCAATCCCAGATCATATTCCGCGTGAGCAAGCTAAGATGCTGGTCAAACCAGATAACTGGTCTTTCTATACCCAGCCCTCTGGGATGGTTGAGAGGAAAACAGAAGACGGAGAAATAGAAGACTATGATCCAAACCCAAAGGCTGAAAACACAAAGAACATGCTTAAGACTTATTACTCGAACCTTATTCGAGGCAAGACTAAATCATGGATAGATGTGTATGTGATGAATCGGCTGGGTCATATTCAAGACGGAAAGCCTGTATATCCAATGTTTGCATCAGAAGTTCACATAGCAGAAGAAGAAATACCCGTTGCTGCCAGCATGCCAGTTTATGTTGGCGTGGATTTTGGTCTAACTCCTGCTGCGGTCTTTGGTCAAAAGGTAAGGGGGCGATGGTTTCTACAGTCAGAAATTGTGGCCGTAGACATGGGCATCGTGCGTTTTGCCGAGGTTCTTAGAAATGAACTATCCACTAGGTTTGCTGCTGCCTCTGAGGTAATTATTTACGGCGATCCTGCGGGTGATTTTAGAGCGCAGACTGATGAATCGACTCCCTTTCATATTCTGCGCGGTGCTGGCTTGAAGGCGTTTCCTGCGCCTTCCAACTCTGTTGACCTCCGACTAGAGTCGGTATCCTCCCAGTTGACGAAGATGGTCGAAGGTAAGCCAGCACTACTAATAGACAGACGATGCCCTCAGTTAATCAAAGGCTTTGAGGGTGGCTATGCGTATAAACGCATGGAGGTTAGCGGCGAGAGATACGCAGATAAGCCAGACAAGAATATGTTTAGCCACGTTCATGATGCGGCTCAGTACCTATTCTTAGGCGCTGGTGAGGGCAGAGCTTTGATGAACTCTCAAAAACCAGCCAGACCTGTTGTTGCAAAGCGTAACTTTGATGTGTTTAACAGAAGCCCAAAGCAGAGAAACAAGCCTAGCTTCTGGTCTAGGATGTAGTTTGTGCATTGAATTTTACTCTCTTCTATGCTTACGAAGGGTAAAAGAAGGAGATTGTCATGTGTTTTGGTGGTGGCCCAAGCGTAGCAGAGAAACAAGCAGCAGCCGATCAAAGGGTTGAAGCTGACATTGCTGAGCGTGAAGAAGTCGAAAAACGCGCCAAGCAAAAGCGTGAAGACATTTCCGGTGCTATAGAAGCAAGAAGCGGTAGAGGCACAAGACGTTCTTTGTTTAAGGCTTCTCGCCAATCATTCATGGGTAGGTTTAGATAATGACCGAAGATGCAGTCGCAAAAAAATATATTAAGTCTTATCAGAAAGCCAAGGCTTTAAGGGAAAACTGGGTTCCTTTGTTTGAGGAATGCTATGAGTATGCTTTACCGCAGCGTGAATCTTTTTATCACGAAGAGCGGGGCCAGCGCAGAGACGAGAAGATATTTGACGAGACTGCTGTAGTTGGCGTTCAGGAGTTTGCCAGTCGCTTACAGTCCGGAATTGTTCCAAACTTTGCGCGTTGGGCTGATCTTATGGCTGGCAGTGAAGTGCCTCCAGATCAACGAGAAGCTGTTGATAACGACTTAGATGAAGTTACAGAATACGTTTTTGAGGTTTTACAGAACTCTAACTTTAGCCAAGAGGTGCATGAATCCTTCATGGACTTGGCTGTCGGGACTGGTGTCCTGTGCGTGGAAGAGGGCGATTCAATCAACCCAGTGATCTTTTCTGCGATACCGCTTCCTCATCTTGTACTAGATACTGGCCCCGACGATAAGATTGATCACGTTTACCGTGAGCGCAAGAAGGTTAAGTTTGACCATCTTTCTATTATGTATCCCAACGGAACCTTTGATCAGAAGGTTACTTCGATGATGGGGCAAGATAGAGAGACTACAGTTCTTGAGGTTGTATGCCGCGACTACTCTAAGAAGAATCAAGAAGCTTACTTGAGTTACGCTATCTGCTTAACAACAAACACCTGTTTGAGTAAAAAGCAGATGACTGGACTTGGCTCAAATCCTTTTGTTTGCTTCCGTTGGTCTAAGTGCGCTGGTGAAATCTATGGTCGTGGACCGCTTCTTAATGCCCTTTCTGCAATTAAGACTACCAATCTAACCATTGAGCTTATTCTTGAGAACGCTCAGATGTCTATCTCTGGCATTTATCAGATGGAAGATGATGGCGTTATTAACCCTGATACCATTCAGTTAGTCCCTGGTTCTATTATACCAAAGGCTATGGGCAGTCAGGGGCTTCAGCCTATACAAGCAGCAGGTCGTTTTGACGTAGCCCAGTTAGTTTTAAGTGATATGCGCTTGAATATTAAACGTGCGCTATACAACGACATGCTTGGCGATCCAAACAAAACGCCAGCAACAGCAACAGAAGTAGCCGAACGTATGGCTGACCTATCCCGTAGGATGGGTTCTGCATTTGGAAGGTTGCAGGCTGAACTCGTGCAGCCCGTACTTCAACGTGTAATATACATCTTGAAGAAGCAGGGCCGCATAGAAGTGCCTACAGTAAACGGTAGAGAAGTTAAAGTGCGTTCTGTATCTCCACTTGCTCAAGCGCAAGCTAATCAGGATATATCTAGTGTTGCTAGGTTCCTTGAATTGGTTGGTGGTTCCTTTGGTCCTGAGATGTTGCAGCTTCTAATTGACAGTGAACAAACAGCAATTCACCTTGCTAAAAAATTTGGTGTGCCAGAGAGCTTGATTCGTGATGAAGAACAGCGTAGACAAATAGCTGCATTAGCGCAGCAAATGGCGCAGCAACAGCAAGGACAAATGATTGCCGAGCAAGGTTAATATTGGAATTGATGGAATACAGCGCGCATCAGACAAAGATGCGGATGTAAGCCACAACATCGCAGAGATCTTCAAGACGCCAACTGGCAAAGAGGTCTTACGCTATTTGCGCTCTATTACTATAGAAATGGTAAATGGCCCTAATGTGACTACAGAAGAACTGCGACATCTGGAAGGGCAGCGTTATATTGTTGGCCTTATAGAGCAGCGCATTGCACATTCACATAGGAGTAAGAATAAATGAGTGAAGAAGCAGCAGTAGAAGCAGCGCAAGCTGATGGCCGTGACTTTGTAACTGAAGCGGATGTTGAACAGTCTTCAGCGCCAGAACGTCCAGAATGGCTACCTGAAAAATACAACACAGGCGAGGACTTAGCCAAGGCGTATAAAGAGCTTGAGTCAAAGCTGGGTGGCAAAGAAGAAGATATACGAAATAAACTTCTGGAAGAAATACAATCAGAAGCTTTCGGTGACAGGCCCGAAACCGCTGGTGACTATCAATTGCCAGACGTTGTTGACGAAGACATGGCCGTTGATAACGACTTGCTCAAGTGGTGGTCTGAGCATTCATTTGAAAATGGTTATAGCCAAGAAGAGTTTCAGAAAGGCATTGAGATGTATGCCGAAGCTATTAATGGAGCGCAGCCAGACATAGAGGCCGAGGCTGCAAAGCTAGGCGATAATGCAAATGATCGTATTCAAGCTGCATCTATGTTTGCTAATAAGTTCTTTCCAAGCGATGCAATACCAGCGATTGAGCGCATGTGCGAAAGCCATGAGGGTATCATTGCAATAGAAGCTGTTATGGAGGCTATGAAGGATGGATCATTTGCTGGGCAAACACAGCCCACAAGTGGTGTAACTGAGCAATCACTTAGGGAGATGATGCAGGATGAAAGATACTTCAACCCCGCAAAGCGTGATCCGCACTTTGTCAAACAGGTCGAAGATGGCTTCCAGCAACTCTACAGAGGTTAAAATAATTCAAAGGGGCCAGTATTATCTGACCCCTTTTACCTTAGATCACATCGATGAAGTGGTTGAAAATCTTACGCAAGAGAACAAGCGAGAGCTAGTTTTGCTTGGACACAATGACTTTCATGAAGCTATGCGTGAGATGTATGAATGTTCTGAATGCTATCTTGCTAGAAAAGAAGGTGAGTCATTTCTAGCTATTGGTGGCCTTTGGTACAATGAGGATCAAGAAATCCCTCAAATGTTTGCCATGTTCTCAAACAAAGTAAAAGAACAGACTGTTGCTGCGGTTCGAGGATCAAGGTTTCTAATAGACTTCTTTGATAAAACACAGCACATGCTTACCATGACATTGCTGTCTGATTATGAGTTTATGCTGGACTGGGCAATGTGGCTAGGCTTTGAGCCTGTTGGTGTCATAGAAGACAACAATAACAAGTATGTTGAATTTGTGCGTTGCAATCCAAAAGGAAAAAGTGTTTACGATGGTGCATTACGGCCCGTAATACACTGAAAGGCCCGAGAGGATACCCTTGTTGACGTAGAAAAACGGACACCCGTTGGCAACTGTAACTTCATAATAGGACTGAAAAATGGCTAATACTATTGACCAAGCCTTTATCAAGCAGTTCGAGACAGAAGTTCACATGGCTTATCAGCGTATGGGTTCCAAACTACGGAACACAGTTCGCTCAAGCAATGTGTCTGGCTCGGTTGCTCGATTCCAAGTAATTGGAAAAGGCGCTGCAAACACTAAAGCGCGTAACGGCGATGTAACTGCAATGGAACTTGTGCACACAAATGTCGAAGCTACTATGGCTGACTTCTATGCACCAGAGTACATTGACAAGTTAGACGAGTTGAAGATCAACATTAATGAGCGTCAAGCTGTAGCGCAATCTGCTGCTGCTGCTCTTGGTCGTAAGACTGACGAGCTTATCTATACAGCTATGGATGCTGGCGCTAGTGGTACTCAAATCCATGATACAAGTTCAGCTATTGAAATTGCTGATATTCTATCATTGTTTGAAACCATGGGTGTTGCTGATGTGCCAGAAGACGGGCAGCGTTATCTAGCGATGCACCCTAAAGGGTACGCTGATCTCTTTGCAATTAATCAGTTTGCATCATCCGACTTTGTTGGAGAGCAGAATCTGCCGTTTGCTGGTGGTATGACCATGAAGGAATTTATGGGCTTTAAAGTATTCTCTACCTCTGCTGTTACAGCGGGTAAGAATATGGCTTATCATACATCGGCAGTTGGTCTTGGTATTAACGCAGAAGTTGCTACCGAGGTTAATTATGTTGCTGAGAAAGCATCCCACCTTGCAAACTCCATGATGTCTATGGGCGCAGTCGCTATTGACGCCAACGGCATTTATGAAGTTCTTGACAACAACACTTAAGAAAGGACTTCATCATGGCTTATGACGCAGCAGGACTACATCGCATCGGGGGCGCTAGTGGCGCTGCCCTTTGGATGTATCGCACCGCAGACGCGATTGCGACAGTCAACACAGCAGGTTACTTTAATACTGCAGCAGCAATGCTAAATGTTCGTGATCTGATTATTGTGCAGGATACAAATGTACCGACTACTAATTTTGTAACTGTACTTTCTAACACTGGTTCAGTGGTGGATGTGTCTGATGGCACAGCCGTTGCTGAAACAGACGGCGATTAAGGAGAGGGGGCTTCGGCCCCCTAACCACTCAGTATGGCAAGCACAGCATCCGATAGCCCGATTGACATTTGTAGCCGCGCACTAATTCTTATTGGTGCCGAGCCTATTACGTCATTTGATGATGGAAACAATGAAGCACTGGTTGCTTCTAATATGTATGAGGATGTAGCCCAATCAGCTTTAGTTAATACACGGTGGCGCTTTGCAACGGATCAACTTGTATTGAACCGACTTAGCGATGCACCTACTGGCAGATATGAAGCAGCATATCAAATGCCAAACAACTCACTTATGATCCACGCCTTAACGGTAAATGGATTTAACATTGAGTTTCAAACTTACAGTGACAATCTATTCTGTGATGCCGATGCTTCTGATGAAGTAGTGGCAGATTATACATACAGAGTTACCGAAGAGTATTGGCCTTCTTACTTTACAATGGCTGTTCAGTTTCAGTTGGCATCTGTATTTGCAGTATCATTAGCGCGGGATGGTAGTCTTTCTCAGCTTATGGATCAAAAAGGCGCAATGCTTATGGCTAAAGCCAGAGGTCTTGATTCACAATCGCAAACAACACGTAGGCTGGACACATCAAGATTTATCAGTAATAGGCGCAGCTAATGCAGAAGGTACAGGTTCCGATAACTAACTTCCAATTCGGTGAGGTTAGTCCTTCGTTGTCATCCCGAACTGATACTGCTGTTTATACAGCGTCTGCTCAGAGAGTAGAGAATATGTTTATTCGCTCCGAGGGTGGGGTTATTAAACGCGCTGGCTTGCAAAATTTATACAAGTACACTGACATAACATACAACTCCGCTAAGACGCAGCAAGCTAGGTTAATGCCGTTTATCTTTTCGGATGACGAGCAATACATAGTTTCTATGGAGAATGCTAAAGTACGGGTCTTTATTATTGACCCGTCTACTGGCGCAGTATCATTAACAGCTACACTTACTGCTGATGTTGATA